GCTCGTGTTATGAACATAACGAAGACTATCTAGGCCATCAGGGCAATAATCACTGGCGTGGTGCATTGATGCTTAATGATGTAAACGATGGTCAATTTGATATTATGCCTTTGAGCTTGAAATATCTGAAGGAACGTAAATGAACTTCAATGAATACCAAAACCGTGCTATGACATTCCGTTTGCCATCAGCACAGCTTCCTACTTACCCCCTGTTCGGTTTGCCAGGTGAAGTGGGGGAGCTTTGTTCGCTGGTCGCTAAAGGTCTTCGTGATGGTCGTAAGTTTGACCACGACCAGAACGTAAAGAAAGAGCTAGGGGACATTCTGTGGATGGTGGCAGCTATTGCTGAAGATCACGGCTTCACATTGGAAGATGTTGCTTTGGGTAACATCTTTAAGCTGACAGACAGAAAAGAACGTAGCGTATTGCAAGGTTCTGGCGACAACCGATAATAATAAGGAATATATGAATCAACCTTCTCTCCGTAGTCAACTCATTACCCGTCGCACCTACAACCGTCCTCTCGACGAAGTTGGTAGTAAATTTGAAACATTTGAACAAACAGTAGAACGAGTTATTGGTCATCAAGCATGGCTGTGGAATCGTGCAGCTAAATTTGATTACACCACAAAACAACAAACAGACGAGCTGAATGAACTGAAGCAACTAATGCTGGAACGTAAAGTTCTAATGTCTGGACGTACTCTCTGGCTTGGTGGCACAGAAGTAGCTAAACGTCGAGAAGCCTCTCAGTTTAATTGCTCCTTCACTCATGTAGAGACAGTATACGATTTGGTTGATGTACTGTGGCTATTGATGCAAGGGTGTGGCGTGGGCTTCAAGCCAATCATCGGTCAACTTACAGGGTTTCAAACACCAATCAAGCAAGTTGAAATTATTCGTTCTACAAGGACTGCAAAAGGTGGAAGACAAACTAACGAAGAGTCATTCGATCCAGAAACAGGAGAATGGCGAATTTCAATTGGAGACTCAGCAGAAGCATGGGCAAAGAGTATCGGTAAGCTGGCCTCTCATAAGTTTCCCGCCAATAAACTTGTGGTCGATCTGGCCGAGATTAGACCAGCGGGAGAGAGGCTCAAGGGCTATGGATGGATAAGCAGTGGAGATGCAGCAATTGCTACAGCGTATAAGGCAATCATTGAAATTCTCAATAAGCGTGCAGGCTCTTTGCTATCACGTATTGATATTCTTGATGTCGTTAACTGGTTGGGTACTATCCTGTCTTCACGTCGTAGTGCAGAGATTGCGCTCTTTGAAGTCGAAGAAGATGAATGGCAAGAGTTTGCTGTTGCTAAGCGCAATTGGTGGGTTGATAATATCCAACGAGCACAAAGCAATAACAGCAGATTCCAAATTAACTTCCAGAATCTTACCATCACGTTCTACCTTATCGAATGGTACGTCTTCCCATGCTACAGGGAACGTAATCAATACGGCATCAGGATCGCTTGGATTGTCAATCACCTTGTAACCTGCTGCACGACACAGAGGAACCAGAGGATCATACTTACCAAAGTTTACGTTGTTGAAGATGTACTTACCGAGGGGTTTGTGGACACCTTCCGTAGTATCCATAACCTTTGACAGTGTGCCAGAGGGCTTAATGGTTGTGATGTTTTTAGGCCGGGGAAGACCCAATTCATCAGCCATTCCGTAAGCTCCTGCTGTTGCTGTTCGTTGCAGCTCAGAGTAATCGTAAGACTTGAGATCGGGCCGTCGTACGATTCCCGTGAGACCGACCCCACACAAACGGAGAAAGTCATTATTGAGATGCCACGCTTCTTGCAGAATTCCATCAAGGAGGTTGACACAGGTTTGACGGTAGTTAGCTCTAGCTGCAAGATGAATTGCTCGTCGCAAGCCATTGCTGTCTCCTTTAAATTTACCAACATCAACCTCGGTAAGGTTACAGAAGCTCTTGTTGCCAAGCAAAATCTCTGCACATGGATTCACACCCTTGAACCAAGGAGCACGCTTAACAGCAGCCTCTCCGTTAATAAACCCTGGTTCAGATCCACCACTCTCAACCATGAGATCAAAGATATGAGTCAGAGCTTCGGTGGTTGGCTTCTTCTTGAACAAGAGACTGTTATTGCTCTGTTCTCGCTGTACATTGTACAGATACCAGTCCTTCTTAGCGACTGTGAACTCTTGCCACTCATCTTCACCATATTCAAAGAGTGCAATCTCTGCACTACGTCGAGAGGAGAGAATAGTACCAAGCCAGTTAACAACATCGAGAATGTCGATACGTGTCAGCAAGCTACCTGCACGCTTGTTCAGGATGTCAACGATTGCCTTATATGCTTTGGCAATGGCAGCGTCTCCACTAGAGATCCATCCATAGCCCTTAAGGCGTTCACCTGCTGGTCGAATCTGGGATAGATCGAGAACAAGTTTATCGGCGGGAAACTTATGAGAGGCCAACTTACCGATACTCTTTGACCATGCCTCTGCGGAGTCTCCGATGGAGATTGTCCACACACCTGTCGCTGGGTCGTAGGATTCTTCATTTACCTGCCTACCACCTTTCTCAGTTCGAGTAGAACGGATGATTTCAACATCTTTAATTGGCTTCTGGAAACCAGTAAGTTGACCAACGATTGGTCGGAAGCCCACCCCACAGCCTTGCATCAAGAGCCAGAGGGCATCTACCAGATCATATACAGTTTCCACATTGGTGAAACTACAATTGAACTGAGAGGCTTCTCGTTTCTTTGCTACATCTGTACCACCAAGCCAGAGGGTACGGCCTGACATAAGAACCTTACGTTCCAACATCAGTTGTCGAAGCTCTTGCAGTTCATCGTGCTGAACACCTGAGTGATTAGCACGGTTCCACAGCCAAGCCTGGTGACCGATTACTCGATCAACTGTTTGCTCAAAAGTTTCAAACACATTTCCCGCATCATCTAGGGGACGGTTGTAGGTCCTCCGAAGGATCAGTTTACTACGCAATGATTGGGTCATATTAACGATTGTCTCCACTTCCTTGAATTGTATTGTTCTTCTTTCGTTCACTCAGTTTGGCAATGTTACTGTCTGCAATGTCCTGCAATGTAAAGCCATTGTCAATAGCAATGGCGGCTACATGCCACAGCACATCACCAAGCTCTTTCTTCAATTTCTGTTCATAGTCGAATGTACGACCATCTCTAAGAGCTTTTGCTACAACCCCTAGAACCTCTCCTGCTTCCGAACCTAGATTGTACATTGCATATGCGGGAGTTGCTGTCTCAAGGCGAAAGCTCATTGCCTTGTTTTGATATTCATTAAAATTCATCGATTCACCAAATAGTTAAGACGGAGGGGCATAATGTCGAAGTCTCCATCGTTTACATCATTCAACATCAGAGCACCACGCCAGTGGTTATTACCTTGACGGCCCAAGTAATCTTCGTTATGTTCATAGCAGCTTCCAGCAATGATGCTATGGATTAGTTTACCATCGCCTGTCTTACCTGTAGCAATCTGCAAACCTTGCTGATGGCCACTGATACAGCTCATATGGGTTTTATTCAACTGAGCATTAGCAGAAGTAGCAGGACGACCCATAAGACCAGATACAAAGTAGTGACTGTAAGCAATTCCGTCAATAACCACAACATCCAAGAACGGGTATACTTTCCAACCACAATCTTCATAAGGGAGATCGTCATAAGAAATCAATCCTTCCAATTTAGCATCGCTATTGATTGCACGATCAATACGTTGTTCATGGTTACCAAGGGTAAGGTGCATCTCAGGACGGTACTGCTTATCTTTGTTCTTCTTTGCTCTAGCGTTATAGTCCCACAGCGGCTCTAGGAGGGTAGCCATAGCCTCGGTGGCTGCGTCAATATCCTTGGTGTAACGTCTACCCTCAAATGCCTTCTTACCAACGTCATAGGAGCTTAGAGAGGGCATGTCAGCGAAGTCACCAAGACAGATGATTTTCTCTGGCTGTTTCTCTACGATGTACTCCCCAATCTTACGAAGAAAGGAAAAGTCTTGACCAGGCTTTGCCTGTACATCAGGCACGATAAAATGTTTCAAAGATAGTCTCCTCTATAGACAATATTTTTAACTCTGGAAATATTAAGAAGGGTGGCTTCTGAAATATCTTTCAGCCGATACCCTTGAAGATGCATCTTAATAACTGTAAGGGCTGTTTCGCTAGAGAGTGAATTTTTACGATTTCTACTTTGTTGAATGTTTGTCGCCCATCTACAATTTTCTTTATAATAACCTTTAGAGTTGTCTATTCGATCAATACTCATACCTTCAGGTCGCTCTCCCATATCTTCAAGAAAGTTGATAAATACCTTCCAACGTTCGCTTAGAAATCCTTTATATCTATCGTAGTGCAAATGATTAGGATTGCAACATCTCTGCACAATTGAGGTCCAGCTTCGATATGTTTTTGAAGCCTTTTTACCTTTCCAATTCGATGCATGATTATGGGGTTTCAACTTCATCTCCTAAATACGCCGAACAGGAAACTGGAAAAAGTTCTTTTACAACTTGATAGATTTTATAAGCTACAAACCTGCTCTCCCTCTGTGTGTGAGGGTCAAGACGAAGAACAAGCATGTCAAGGAAAGCGCCTAGGGTTCCGCTCCATCGCCATTCCGTCATAGTGTTCTGAGGGAGTACCATACGAGCTTGTTCAGGACAAACACCCCTACCAATCAAATCCTTGTAGAGTTCATTGATACACCAGGTATTATGATCTACCGGGTCATATCCATCTTCCTCAACAATACCAATTTTACTATCGCTGCTACCTTGTTTCACATTGTCCGCTTTAGCACGCCAATGATCAGGATAATAGAACTCAGGCTCACTATCCACGTATCTGCGGCTAACTTCATTCCAAGGCATGAATTTGTGCTTAACCAATTGTCGAGCAACAAAGATTGGAGCCTTGACACGGAAGGAAAGGAAAGAGTGGTTGAAAGGGGAGTGATGTTTGTGTTTAGCTAGGTAGTTAATGAGTTTATTATCTTTGTCGTGCAGAATACCCCTGATTGGGTAATAAGTGAAATCATCTTGATCAGTCTCGTAACCTACATACTCACTCTCCTTATCAAAACTCACACGGGCTGCATTAACAACATCCAAATCATCACCGACATGGTGAACCAAAGCTACCTCAATATCAGAAATCTTCATATTGCTCCTTAAACGATTCAATCAACTTTGGATGCATATGCTCATACTCATCTGGGATATTCAGAACCTTGATACTCTTTTGAATACCAATTGTTTCTAGTTCGTAAGTTTTATCAACCTCATCCCTATTGTGTTGATTAACAAACACAATTTCATCAGCCCATGCAATCAATTCGTCGCTAACTGGTACAAGTGCGTAGTAAGCACTGCCGGCAGCACGAGTGTTATACTTTGAGGCATAGATACGAGCTGCTGTAGCACTGCGTAGCAAACCTGCTGAACATACGAATAGCACACGTTTATCTTTTCCTTGATATGGGTTGTTATATGGACACGAGGTTTCAAACATTGCCTCTGTGAGTGTTTTACGTTTGATCATCTTTCAAACCTTCCAATTTAATCAACAGGTCAACATAGTGCTTAACCTTTTCTAGGTCTTGCAAACCACCTTTAGATTTCCAACGGCTAATGTATTTGACTACGTTAGCCTCACAATACCCTAGACTGTTTGCATGAATATACTCGATAGGTTGGATTTTCAAATCCTTGTAGTGACCACCTCCAACTTGGACCTCTAGGGGATTAACCTGCATATTCAAACCCTCGTGTTTTCATTTCACTAACAAACTTGTCATACACAGTCTTGCGTTCTTCCTTTGGAATACGATCGAAGTAACCAATAATCAATCCAGCACCATTAGGGCTGATCTTCCTATTCTTACTATTCGATTCGGCCATGTTGGCCAGTACAACTGCTTGATTACGACTACGAAGTTCTTGATCTTCAATATCAGAGAAGAGAGAGAAGCCCTTGTATTCAATATATTTATCGGTCATTTACGTTCCTTGTTTTCATTGTTAGTCTCTTCCAATTTTCGGCTATCGTTTGAAACTCTTCAAAAGAAGCACAATTTTTAATCATATTAGCTTTGAATGAGATTACCCAAACATTCCCTTTAGTATATCCCTTATTAGGGTCTATCCGATCTATTGTTGGAGAGTTAAAAGAGACTTTTCCATCCGTTTGAGATAGCGGTATTCCTAGTAAAGGACATATCTCTGGAATTTGTATATCGGAAACTTCGATATCAAAAGCCATCCCTTTCCTCTTCGATCTCTGTTTAGCAGAGGCTAATAGAGCTTTCTCAGGAAACGCCAGTCTATGTTCTTTTCCTTTAGACAGGATACCTTCTCTTCTCTCTGCATATCTTATTTTAGCGACTTCAGAGTAGTGTTCTTTTCGTTTTTCTCTACATTCTTTCTTCTGTTTATTTATAGATTCTTTATTCTTTTCATAATATTCTTTTTGATAATTAGGATTTTTCTCTTTCCATCTTTGTTTTGAATCCATGACACTCCTTGCATAAGACTTGTAAGTTATCAGCTTCACAAAACATTCGAGAGATATATGTATCCCAGTTTATGAAGCCTTCTGGTCCTACCACTGGAGATATGTGATCCACTTGTACGTCTTTTTGTGTGAAGTCTTTTTGACATGAAGCACATTTATAGTGCTGCGCAATCCTACCTGTTTGTGGATTGACTTTTTTCTCAGTCTTAGCAGAGGCTAGTTTTTCAAACTTCGGAGGGTAACGAGATGAAGCCTTTCGCAAAGCGGATACAATGAAAGTTCTGTATCGGGCTTCTGTCCATTGATTGTTATTTCTTGTCTTTTCTGATTTAGCTATTTGGAAACTCCCATAGGACGGGTGTACCATCCTCGTTAAGCTCTCTTGTCATCCAGAGCAAACGGCCTGACTCAAGAAGGAAACGATCTCCGTCATCTCCATATTTAGCTTGGTATTGCGCTCGAACCTGTCCGAACAGTTCAAGTTCTGTCTGTGCTTCTCCAAGTACTTCCTGAACTTTAACAGGCCCAATACCGTCAACACCCTTAATGCTGTCCACTCTGTCACCTGTGAGACATTGCGAGTAGAAAAAGCGTAGACCCGTACCTTTGATAGATTTTCTGTCGGGAGACAGTTTGATCCATCCAAGATCATCAACTAGCTCAGGGCCTCTTTGAGGCTGGTTTCCAAGCTCCCATGAATACTTCCATCCAGGAAACGTGAACAGGTCTTTGTCTCTAGTGCAGATGATTGTCTCATTTGGTCGCTTGGTCTGCTCGATGGCCATAAGGTCATCTGCTTCCAATCCTTCTGTGAGTCGCACATCATAGTTACCTTTCATGTAGGCCGTGATGTTATAGAAATGCCAGGGCTTGGCGCTCGGTCGATCCTTATAAGGTTGACGTGTGGCAATCTGATTACGGAAGTTATGCTTACCAGTCAGATACAGGATGGGAGGGGCCGTAGCCCCAACAACTCCGCAGATGTTCTTAATTCGCATATCTAGCAATTCAGCTACATAATCAAATGGGGGAACACCCTCTTGTTGCCATCCTGCTTCTGCTGCAAATCCAACTTCATAACGAAGCACGTCTGCATCAATAAGTGGGATCATTGCTGTTTAGTTGCTCCACATTTAGAACATACATAACGATTTGTCCCATATCCAGAACTTCCGTCATAGGTCCAATTATGTGTACACATTAGTATGGGTGCCTTGTCTGATTTCAAAAACCTTCATAACCAACTCCCTCAACATCTTATATGGCTCTTCAGGAAGTGGTTGTGAGGTGTAACCTTCTTCCCTGTGACGTTCAAGGTACTCTGGATAGGAGAGGTTGTAATCAACACAACCAACTTCAAAACTCCTCCAGAAACCTGTCCCGGTATAGTTAGTAGGGGTTGTCATCGTTATCGTCCTCCTTCCAAGGCGCTTCCTCTGCTTTGTCAACTTGTTTAGCAGGGGCTTCTACCTTCCCACCAACCAGCTTCTGCAATGGAGACCCTGCGAAGTTCAAGTTGCTCTTGATCTTCTCTCGAATCCATTCTGGGAACGCTTCAAACACTGCCTTATCAGGGTTATCCAGATCGAACACCTTAGGAGGGTTCTTCAGCTCTGGACACTTCTCAGCATCACGTGGACGCATAGGGGAGATAGAAGCCACGTTATCGTAAACCTTGTCACCAACCTTGTTGTTAACAATGGTAATGTTAACTGGAAGTGTGATAGCTTGCGCGAAGTTCCCGCCCCAATCTTGATTAGGATCGAACGCCAAGTAGCGCTGTGTGCTCTTAGCCTTGTCTGCGTACAGACCATAGAAGGGAAGTGTCTCGCTAACCCAACGTGGCTTGTCCTCAATCTCCTTACCTTCTTCGTCAATCAGGAAGGTGTCCACAAGCTCGTAGGTGAGGCCGATCTCAGGAGCAGGTGGTTTATCTGCCCCCTTGTACGGACGTTGTGGTTGCAAACCAAAGTCGATGATTTGAACCAGCCGACCCGGATAAACACCCGCCGGGATGCTAGGTTGTTCAACAAACTTACGTTCTTTATTACCCTTAGGTGCTACCAATGCCATCTATTATTCTCCTTGTTCGTTCAACTTAAAAGATACCTTAGAGATCAAATCCAATGGGATAATCTCATTCTCACCAGTGGCCAGCGAGATGCTGATTGCACCACCACCAACTTGGTAACCAACTGTCTGATCAAAGATCAGTGTGTCAGAATGACGGTCTCGAAAGACAACCGTCGTAGTACCAATAGCTCCAAATTCTGCGTTCATATTTCTCCTTAGTGGATGTCCCACCAGTTTTTACCAATCTTTCCATCACCAACATGTGGGCATGAAATCTTGTAATAGGCGGCTGCATCAACGATACACTGTTCTGAAATAGCTTTGACATCTTCTGCAATGTCCTCGTCACATTCAATAGTATATTCGTCATGATACCAACACACAATCCCGAATTGCTCACCGTACTTGTACTTAGCGGATAGACGTTCCCACAACAAGTTGTAGGCTTTGGTCATCATAATTGCTTCGTCCGATTGAAGGACATACACCAAGATGGCGTGTTCTGAAGCAATATAGATTGGGCGACCATCAAGTCCAGTAACCCATCCATCATAGTATTCCATACGATTCCATTTAGG